CACCTTGGCAGCATTCAGCCCGGCGCGGGTACGCTCGACGATTAACTCGGTCGATTTACCTCCTCCCACGCCCCGGCAATTAATTGAACAGGCAGAACAGAACAGGCTGGCATTAAAAAATGAAGCAGACATCGAGATAGCCTGGCGACAGGATGCTGTTGATGCGGGGATGGCGACAGCTGAGGAAACCGCCGCCCTTGAAGATTGGAAAAAGTTCAGGATTTTGGTTATGAGGGTTGATACTACAGCACCAGTATGGCCACCTAAACCGGCATAGATGGCCAGTTAATGTAGGGTGCTTTTGTTGTATCGACTCGCATCAGGAGCACCCGATATTTTTTCCATTCAGCCAGTGCATTAATCTCGTCTTCAGTCGCTATGCCTGCGTCTATAGCATCCTGTCGCCATACGATTTCAGCATCTGCAATAGAGCGTAAACGCGCTTTTTCAGAGTTAGCCGCTGCGATAATTGCCGCATTTTCATCTGCGGTATTTGTAACCCACTCATTACCATTCCATGCGTCATAAGGCGTGGAAGGTTTTAAAAGAGTCGTGTTCTCAGGTAGCACCCCCGGTGCGGTGATTTCAATTGGCTGGCCATCGGCAGTGCTGTAAACCGTTTTGCCGCGATGATCATCAACTAATTCCCACCTGTCGCCAACACGAATTATTGCTTTCCCTTCTTCATCAGCGGGAGGCTCATCAATATATGCACCAGCAGGCAGGCCCGCAGTCGCCGGAATAAATTCATCAGCAAAACCGATATATTCCCCATCAGGATTTGTGAGATAGCAAACAACCCAGCCAGATGTTTCCGCAAATCCATGCTCATTAAGTGTGATGTATTCCATTATGCAGCCCTCACGATATAGTTAAACGCCACGCTTTTAACACGGTTCTCTGCGGCTGTGGGAACCTGAGATGCGGCATTAAAGGACAGGTTTCGGAACTGAATGGCAATACCAGTTCCCGCCATTAGTGCCTGCGCACCGGTTCCGCCATACGACAGAACACCTATTGCTGTGTTTGGATCCTGTGTCCATACGTTTGCTACTGAGCCGCTCATTTGTCTGATTGCATCACCCTGCTCGCTTAACAGAGTTCGCCCGGTATCAATACCCCTTCCATCATCCCAGCCCCTGATTGTTTGTCCGCGCAAATCCGGCAACACCCCAGACGGATAAATGGCAGCAAGTTTAGGATTAGCGGTTTTATTGAATGATGCACCGTTAAATTTCAACCAGCCAGCAGGCGGCACAGCGAGAGGCCAGGGCACAGGAACCCCAACAGGCAATGCTGAACCATCTCCCAAACCAAGGTTATTGAGAAACGCCGCCACGTCCTGAATATCCGCCCCGTTACTGGTCTTATCCATTTTTTTGGACAGTTCAGTTGTCATGGTTGCGGCGAAGTTCGGATCGTCACCCAGCGCGGCGGCCAGTTCGTTCAGCGTGTCGAGCGCTGTCGGTGAGGAATCCACCAGGGCAGCCAGCGCCGCTTTTACATAAGCCGTGGTGGCAATCTGCGTGTTGTTGACGGTCTGCGCCGCCGTCGGGGCCGTTGGCGTTCCGGTAAACGCCGGGCTTGCCAGCAGCGCGGCCACTGCCGCTTTCACAAACGCCGTGGTGGCGAGCTGCGTATTGTTGACGGTCTGCGCCGCCGTCGGTGCTGTTGGCGTTCCGGTCAGCGCCGGGCTTGCCAGTGGCGCTTTTGCGGCCAGCAGGTTCGTCATGGTTGTGGCGAAGTTCGGATCGTTACCCAGCGCGGCGGCCAGTTCGTTCAGCGTGTCCATTGCTGCCGGTGAGGAATCAATCAGCGCTGTGATGGCCGCTTTCACAAATGCCGTGGTGGCGAGCTGCGTGTCGTTTGACGTCTGCGCCGCCGTCGGGGCGGTGGGCTTACCAGTGAGCGCCGGGCTTGCCAGAGGCGCATAATCTGCCGTGACCAGTTTCACATGCGCAGTGGTGGCAAGTTTGGTTGTGCTGTCCGTTTTAGTCGGTGTCGGCGCGGTTGGCGTTCCGGTCAGGGCCGGGGAGGCTTTCGGTGCATACTGGTTATGCGGGTTAGCGGCGGCCAGATGCGCGGCCATCAGCTCATCGGCATATGCCTTAACCTCAATCGTGCGATCGTCAACGTACTTCCGGGTCGCCAGCACAACCGACGGGTCAATTTTCAGGGTGATGGCGTCAGTGTTCGACACGATCAGAATCATGCGGATGGTCTGGGTACGCCCGCTGCCTTCCTGTAACTGCGGCTTGTAGGTTTCCGGGCAGTTTGCCACCGCAATCAGCGTCCCGTCCTTATCGTACAGACCGATTGTGCGGATCCAGAAGCCGCCTTCATTTTCCGGGATAACCTGTTCGGCAATAATCTGTCCGGGGTTCGCCGGGTCAATGCTCAGCATGTTAATCGGGGCGCGCCGCTTTTCGCCGATAATGGCTGTCTGGCTGGCGTCCGGTGTCGGCAGCACACCGCCGCCATCGCCCACGGCCATAGTGGTAATTTCTAGCTTCGTTCCCAGCGCCATGGCGTTCGCCAGCTTCGCGGCACCCAGCGTGGTCAGGATTGCATAATATTTTGCCGTCATGGATTTACGCTCATCTCGTCAATCAAATGGATGGCAGCGCCGGACACTGCCGGGCCGCCCACGCTGATAGCTTCAGCAAAGTACGGATATACGGTCAGCTCATCGCCCTGATAGCTGGCCGCGCCGGTGATAACGCTGCCGGTGGTCTGCAAGTTAATGGACAGGCCAACCAGATGGCGGCTGACCGGCTTTGCGCCCGCTATCAGCCGCTCAAGTTCCTGATAGGTTTCCTCCGTGATGCCCTGGTCCTGAACGCCAATATCCAGGCGAAAGGTTCCTGGCGTTTCACCGGTCTGCCACCACTCGATCACCCGGATAAGAAAGCCGAACGGCTCCACCACACGGCGCACGGCGGCAATGGTGCCTTTCTGGCGGTGGATGAAATACGCATCGCGCACCACCTGGCGTTTCACCGTTTCCGGCCAGGCTTCATCCCAGCGGTCAACCGAGAACGACCAGGCAAGCCAGGGCAGCAGGTGCTCCGGGCAGGTGTCAGGGTTCCACAGTTCGCGCAGCGGCACCGGAACGGTGCTGATATCGCCGCAGGCTTCAGCAAGACGACGTTCCAGCGCGGACGATCCCGGTGGTAACAGGCTATTCATTGGCATCCCCGGCAATGGTGATATCCGTGGCGGTGCAGTATCCCGACTGTGACTTATCCATCAGCACATCGGCGGCAGGCTCCAGCAGCTCCACCCAGTCCACCCCGGCCACACGCAGCACCGCCTTGTAGTTATCGCGCCGGATACTGCGCGCCAGCTTCTTTTGCTCGAGCAGATAGGCAGCAAGATTGTTCTTCGCTGCCGCCAGACAGGGACCAGCCACCACGCCATCAAACAGGTGCAGCTTTGCCGCCACCCGGTATTCAGTGATAGCGGCGGACTGAACGGTCAGCCGGTCGCCCAGCGGGCGGATGGTTTCGGCGCTCAGCTTGCTGGCTACAATATCCAGCAGCGCCTGGCTGGCCTGCCCGTTACCCTCATGGGACAGCACGGTTACCACCACCGCAGCGGGTGACGGGCTGACCGTGGATGCATCGGCGACCCGCCCGTCAGCGCTGCGGGCGTGAAAGTTATACGCCGCTTCTGGCCCCGCCACGGATAAACCCTCGAACGCTTCCGGCGCGCGCTGGCGTAAATCCTCGTCACTTTCCATGACCGCCGGAACCGGCGGAACGGCGGTTTCATTCGCTGGCGTAACGACCAGACGCTGCACATTAAAGTTGGCGACCAGGTTGTCCAGGTCTCCGCCGCCGGAACGGGCAATAATGACTGCCTGCACAGCTTCATTGATGCGCTGACGCAGCAGAATTTCCCGGTAGCAGTTTTCCTGAAGGATTTTAAGTTGTGGTTCGGATTCCAGTTCCAGCGCGCGGGCAACCGCATCCTGCAATTCAGCAGGGTAAAGCGATACCAGACGCGCCTTGCGCGCCGTAAGCAGCGTTTCAAAATCCGGCACATCAATAATCTGCGGCGCGGGCAGGGATGAAAGGTCAACGGCACTCATAAATTATTCCCCATCGGAACGCTTAAGCTGACAGCGGAACCGTCATCACGATAGCCGCTAAGCTCCACGACCATTTCACCGTCCATGGTGGTTTCCAGCGTGACGCTGTCTAACCGGATGCGCGGCTCCCAGCGATTAAGCGCGCTGTAGGTTGCCGCCATTACCCTGAGTTTTGTCGCCGGGTTCGTTGGATCATCAATCAGCGATAAAAACAGCGAGCCATAATCCCGTCGATAAATCCGGGAACCGACGGGGGTGGTCAGAATGTCCCGCACGGACTGGCGAATATGATCGATATCCGTGATGGCTTCGCCGGTCCGCTGATTCATCCCCATGTACATCATCAGACTGGCCCGCCAGTGTTAGCGCCGCCCTTCATTACGCCGGTGTGCGCGTGAGCATCCAGAACAACACCATTGGAAGACATTGCGCCGCCGCTCTGGGTAACTTCACCCTCGATCACCGTCTTGTCCGCTTTGATGTCCAGCAACGCGGTTTTAATGGCAATACTTTGCGGCGCATCAAAAACGATACTGGCCCCGGCTTTTACCAGGTAACGCCCGGTTTCCGGCTCATACTCAATCCAGCCCCCGTCCGGGAACGCGGTCACCATGGCATCCTCTGACGTGGATGGCGGCGGGCAGGCATCGGAATAGATGCCAGGCAGAACAAACGCCGTTGTTAACTCGCCGCCCACTGCCAGTACCAGAACCTGTTCACCCACGGACGGCTTCCACCATGTGCGGGATTTACCGGCGCGCAGGGTTAGCCAGTTAAGCCAGTTGGTTTCGAGATCGCCGGTCTGGACCCGACACTGCCAGTTTTCCGCGTCCACGTCTGTCACAACACCCTTTCGGATGAGGTTCAGTAGCAGGCGGTATAGTTCGGCAAGGCTGAATTCTGTTTTCATAACATCAGTTTTCCATTGTTGCCGCGTGGCGATTAGTCCCGGCTGTTGTTTCAGGTACCAGACAATCAGCGCGCCAGATGCTCGATAATGAGTTCTCTGATCAGTTCTTGAGATGCGTCAGTTATGCCCAGCAGTTCACGCCGTGCATACGTCACCTGCGGCCCCCCTGGCCTCACCCGGTCACGCAGTCCGTAGTGGTGAACGCGGGCTATACGCAGCGCCCTGGCATCAAACCCCACTTCTGCCGTGCTGGCCGTCACGCGGGTTTTCATATATCGCACGGTGCGCAGTTTGCTGAACATCTGGCGGCGGACACGGCCTTTTTTGGCGCGGCCCGATACCCGGCGCGGCTCGTAGGCGCTCCCGTCCGGGTTTTTCTGCATCCTGATATTCTGCTGTTGTTGCTGACGGATCCTGGTTGCCACATCCCGCAACAGTTTGCGCCGCTGGGCCGGTTCAAGCTGTGCTATCAGCGCATCCAGCCAGCCCTCAATCCGGGTAAAGTCAGCCATGGCGGATCCAGTAGTTATCTTCCGGGTTTTCTGGTTCTGGTACGGCTTCCACCGTTGCCACCCCGTTATCAACCGTGACAATGACGCGCTCCGTCAGCGCCAGATAAAGGGCGATATCGCAGAGACCGTTATTCAGGATATCCACCTCAAACCGGAACAGTTTTTCCCGTAGTTCGGGGTTATTCATCGCATCGGGCTGATGAATCGTGAGCCAGTCGCAGACGACGGCCATCAGCAGATTCGGATCCCCGGCGTAATCGGTTACCACCACATTCAGGGTGTAGCGATATTCCCAGCCAGGGGCCGGAACGCCGGTACTGACCACCAAACCTTCATCCACAAACAGATGCAGGGTATCGGGGTTTTTCTTCAGAACGTCCAGCCCGTCACTGATGGCCTGGCGCAGGGAATCGGGCTTTTTCACTGAGTTTCTCCTGACAGTCCACGATCACATCCACCTTCGCGGCACACAGCCCCCAGGCGGTTTCCGCTTTTTCTTTGGCTCCCAGCAGTTCACCGTTGGTTGTCGGGTTGCTTGCCGGGAGCTGGCAGCGGGTCACCGCCGGACAGGAAAGCGTGATAACCTGCGCCGCCGGTAAGGGCGGGGCGTTTTTGCAGGCGGATAACATCAGCAGGCAAAGGAGCATCAGCCCAGCGCGCATTTTCTTCACTACCACGGATCACCTCCTTAATCATTGCCTGACGTTCTGCGGCCGCTGTGTGAATGGCTTCCGTGTTGCGCTGTAGACTGGCCTGAAAGGCGTCATTCATCCGGGCCACCATATCCACGGCCAGGAGCTGGCCACTTTTGTCGCTCAGCTTTTCAGACAGGGCCGCAATGTCCCGGTCACGGCTGCCGATAGCCTGATGCGCCTCATTTAGCCGCCAGCCCATAAAGGCCAGCAGGCCAGCCAGCGCCGCCAGAACCACCACTACGCCACGGTGCATGGTGCATCCGCCATCAGCTGACGATAAACCGAGGCTGTAAACCGGAATGCCACAGCGCAGAACAGATAAACAATTGCCACTACCAGCCAGCCCGCGTTAATCAGACAGACCACGATCCCGGCAAACATTGCCCAGGACCACCACCGGCGCAGCGGGGATATCTCCGGGTTAAAAATGGCGCGTACCGCCTTCAGCGCCTGCGATTCCGCATCCGGGACCTTGCCCTTTTCAAACACGTACCAGATAACATGGCCCGCCATGCCGGTTGCCATTGCCGCAAGGCACAGCGCGCAGCCCAGCCAGGCCCACGCCACCACAAAATTCACCGCCACGCTTTCCGGTTTCATCAGGCCCGCGATCAGCATCAGCGTCAGCACCACATCCAGCACAAAAGAAATCACTTTACGTTTCATGGATTCACTCCTTTTAAGCACCACGCCTTTTCCCGCGCGCGGCGGTTTTCAAGCCCGTTGTTTTTCACTCCGTTGACGTAGACCCAGCGCGACAGCTGATCACACGCCTGCCACCACTGGTGCCGTTTGATAAACGACACCATCGTGGAGCGGCACACCGCCCCGGTGCCGACGTTAAATGCCAGGCTGACCATTGCGTCATACACCTGCGGCGGCATGTCCACCGGCGCGCAGACGGCCAGCGCCTTTTCCACCCGTAACACGTCGCTGACGAGATTCGCGGCCACCTGATGCTCGTTAAGGGTTTTCCCCGGTACGACGCCTTCGGTATGCCCGATCCCGTTAGTCCAGACACCGGCGGCGCAGCGGTACGGCGTGAGGCGGCAGCCCTCATAATCGGCAATCAGTGCCAGCCCCTGCGGCGAGGTTTTCAGCAACTGGAACTGCGGCAGCGTGGCGGCAATCGCCAGCACCACGCCAATCACACAACGTTTAACGATTTGCGCGTTCATACTCCTCCCGACTGATCGCCCCGGCGGCCAGTAACTGGTAGGTTTTGCGCCGGTAATACCAGGACAGCGCGAACGCCGCCACACCCAGCACCATGGCAAGCGCCGTTCCCAGATCCTGAAGCGAGAAATCGCCCAGCCAGGCCAGAAACAGCGCGATGAAATAGGTCAGCGCCGACATCATCCGCTCAATACTCATCATCACTCCCAGAGTTGAATGGTCCGGGCGACAGCCGCCGGCACCTGTTCGGGCAGTTCAATTTCCAGCCCGTGCGGCAGGATCGGCCCCCGCTCCGCGAGTCCGGGGTTGGCATTCAGGACGGCTTCCGTCATGCCCTGCGAGCGCCGGTAATAACGCCAGCAGATGGCGTCAACCGTGTCATTCTGTTGCGCCCGGACTTTCATCAGATAAGCTCCACCGTCATATGCGGTAAGTCCTGAACACGGGAAATGGCCCAGCGGGCATCCCGCATCAGTTCGTCCGCCGTTTGTGCATACTCATCCGCTTTTTTTTTGCCTTCACCGGTGGCGTCAAAGTCCCGGTAACGTTCAACCAGATTGGCTTTCGCCCAGCAGAACACCGCACTGCGGTACAGCATCACCCGCTGGCTTTCACCGTCGATACTCTCCGCCGGTACGCTGTTTAAATCCGCGCATCCCCTGGCCTGTTGTTTCTCGCGAAACTCGTAGAGGTCGGCATTCACTTCGGCCATGGCGGTCAGCAGTGCCTGGCGCAGCCGTTCCGGGGTGACCGTGCCGTCAGTGCGCATGTCCTGGCGGAATTTCGACAGGCTGATCCCAGGCCAGAAAGGCGTGTTGGTGATGGTGTCCTGCGCGCCGTCCTTCACCGGCTCCGGTGAAACGAATTTCATATTCATTCCGTTACTCCCAAAAGTTGGGCGGTGGACGGGGTTTTGATGCGGCTTACAGCCTGTCGCCACCCCGTGCCGCCCCGCGCGTTGGCACGATTCGTCAGCCGCTGGCGGCCTTTCGCAACCGGGTTTCCAGTTGCTTGATGTCGGTTTTCACACCGCTGTTGTTGTCCAGTTGCAGGGCGCGTTTAAGGTGGTTCAGCGCGGCGACGGCCTGATCGTTATCCCGCAGGGCATACCCCAGCGCCTTGTGAAGACGGGCGCGGGACTGGTCCGGCATATCGTGGGATTCGACCAGTGCCAGCGCCTGCGTCAGCAGCGCGGCGTTGAAGGTGCCGCCATCAGCAAAGGCGCGCATCGCGGCATCGGCAAACTCTTCAGCAACAGCCGTTGCCGTGGTGCGGTTGAAACGCTGCGGCATCACCCAGCCATGCTTCAGGGCATGGCGGGCGATATCCAGCGCGCCGGTGTAGTCACCGGCATCAATGCGCCAGATCATCAGGTACATCGCCACGTCGTCCTGCGGTGCGGAATCCGCTTCCAGCAACCCGGCAATCCACCCGGCATAGAGCGGCAGAAATTCCCGTTTCAGCTCGCACTTACGCTCGGTTGACTGGATCCCCTTCAGGCGGCGGCGGTGTTCGGTGAGCTGCAACAACATCATGTTGTAGCCGCTCGCCCCGCTGTGGCTGCCGCCCTCGCGGGCGGCCTCCTTAGCCTGGATATACTGCGTGTGGGCGCGGAAAGGGTTCATGGTCACGCCCCGTTGCCGCCTGCGGCGTTCTGACCATCGATCACGCCCTGAACCGCAGCCGCTACCAGCGCCTGGATGTTGTCGGCAGTCAGCGCGCCGGATGAACCATTCCCCTGAGCGGCCAGCATCTCGATGTTTTCAATCAGGCAAACGCCGTCGTAATCCTCAACCACATAGGCTTCATTGACGGACTCGAAATTCTCCACGCGGTCACGCTTCGGATTGTCGATAACTGAGCGGCGGCGGGTGCCGTCCTGCCAGTAGATGGAGAGGTTATCCAGGCGGGTGATCAGCATGGCGTTCGCAGGGAAGAACGGAACGCGCACAGCGGGCAGGTTGCCGATGCGTTTCTGGCTGATGATGAGGTCCGCCGCCAGCGTTTCCGAGTTGGGCTGGTCGCGGTTCACAATCGGGAAATACTTGTCAGCCAGCAGCGAGCGGCCACAGACCACCACCAGTTCGGTGTCTTCCTGATACCACGGCGCAATTTTTTCACTCACTGCGCCCAGCACCAGTGCGTCCAGGTTGGCGAAGTCGCCACCGGTGCCGATGCGGATTTTCGGGGAGATCACCTGGCCTTCGCTGACGATTTTATCCAGCACCTGCACCGGCGCTTCCTGGCGGATTTTCTCCAGCCAGCCGATGTTGACGTCCTGTAACAGCGGGTAGGTTTCCCGGTTGGACGTCTTTTCACGCTTCACGCCGTTAAAGCCGATCATGATGCGGTCCAGTGCCTGGCGCAGAACAATCGCATCGCGGATGCGGGTCTGGAAGTCCTGGAATTTGGCCCACAGGTCCAGCTTCGAATACGGCAGCGCGGTGTCGTAGTTGGTCTGGGTGCATTTGTACCCTTCACCGTCGATATAGGTCGGATCGGTGGGTTCGCGCTCTTTCTGGGTGGTGTCGGTGGTTCCGGCAATGGAGGCTCCGATACCCAGTCCCAGACGCTCGCCGGACTGCTCATCCACCGGGATGATGTTGATTTTTTGCAGGAAGCCGGATGACTCCTGAATTTTGGTTTCCAGCGTCTGCGCGACGGATGGCTCAGCGGTGTACTTCGATGCGATATCCGACACGGCGACGCCGTTCAGCGTCGCGAGCTGGGTCAGATACGCATTGAATTTAAAGCGGGTGGTTTTTTTCATTGTGCTGTAACTCCGTCAGCAGTTAGTGAGTTGTTCAGCGCTGCCGTTCCCGCCGGTGCCTGTCGGGCGGCGGTCGCTGCGGCTGTCTTCAGCGGAAAGTTTTTCGCGCAGGCTGACCAGCTCCGCGCGACCGGATTCAATGGCCTGTTGCATTTCATCCAGGCGGGCGGAAAACCCGGTCTGCGCGGTGCCGATCCCGTCCACGGTGGCGGACAGGGTCTGGTGCTCCTGCGCCACCGCTTCCACTGCCTGATGCACGTCGGCAAACTTCGCCTTATCGTCAGCGGATTTACGGGTCAGCAGCTCTTTAACGCGGGTGAAGAGATTCGGCTTTTCTTCCGGCTCGTCTTCAAATTCGATGAGGGTTTCTTCAGCAGCCGTAAACAGGTTACCGGCGGCCAGTTTGCGACTGGCGAGCGGACTGTTTGCCGCGCCTGCGCTGAACTGCAACATTTCGGTGCCGAGGCTTGCCGGATCGTCAGTGACCGCCAGGCCAACCAGATAGGCTTCTCCGCTGTCTGCGAAGCTGACGCTCACTTCCATGGACGTGAACAGCTTCTGCATTTTGCCGGTCATGGCGACCAGATCGTCCGTCGGGGAAATCCAGGCATACAGCGCCATTTTTCCCGCCAGTTTGCCGTCGGTAATTTCTTCAGCTTCCAGGCGGTCAACCTTCCCGAAGCGGCGGAACGGACTGTCCGGCGTGAACCCCTTGATGTGCTCGACATTAATCAGGGCGGTGTAAACCTGCGGATCGTAATTCGCGGCCATCTGGGTCAGCCAGTCGCGCTCGATATTGCGCCCGTCCGTGGTGGCACCTTCCACCCCGACACGAAAACGCTTTGCTTTTTTTGCCATGTTTCCGGCTCCGGTTAGTTCATAACGACGTGTGAGCCTTTATGGTTGCGGGGTGCGGACGGCGAAACAACGCGGCGGCATTGTGCCGGAAATGGCACAACAGCCAGAAGCGGAGAAGACGCGCGCGGGGCCGTAGTCTGGCGGCATGAATACGACGCCCATCAGTTCAGACCTCGACCCGCGAAAACAGGCCATGTTCCTGTATTTCAGTGGGATCCGTATCGCCCGCATTGCTGAAATGCTGGGAGAGAAACCCGCGACCGTTCACAGCTGGAAAAAGCGTGACAAGTGGGCTGACATTGGCCCACTGGATCAGATGCAGCTCACCACGGCGGCGCGCTACTGCCAGCTCGTCATGAAGGAGCAGAAGGAAGGGAAGGATTACAAGGAAATTGATTTACTGTCCCGCCAGGCGGTGCAGCAGGCGCGCATCGGGAAATTTAATAACGGCGGCAATGAAGCCGACCTGAACCCTAAGGTTGCCAACCGCAACAAAGGACCGCGCAGGCCGCCGGAAAAGAATGTGTTTTCCGACGAGCAGATCGAGAAGCTGGAAGAGATTTTCCACGGCTCCGCGTTCGACTACCAGCGGCAGTGGTGGGAAGCGGGCAAAATTCACCGCATCCGCAACCTGCTTAAATCCCGCCAGATTGGCGCAACGTATTACTTTGCCCGCGAGGCGCTGATTGATGCGCTTATCACCGGGCGCAACCAGATTTTTCTTTCAGCCAGTAAGGCACAGGCCCACGTTTTCAAACAGTACATCATTGAGTTTGCCCGCGAGGTGGACGTTGAACTGAAGGGCGACCCGATGACGCTCAGTAACAGGGCCACGCTGTATTTTCTGGGGACCAATGCCCGCACCGCCCAGAGTTATCACGGCAACCTGTACCTGGATGAATATTTCTGGATCCCGAAATTCCAGGAGCTGCGCAAGGTCGCCTCCGGGATGGCGCTGCATAAAAAATGGCGTCAGACCTATTTTTCAACCCCGTCCAGCCTGACCCACAGCGCGTACCCGTTCTGGTCCGGTGCGCTTTTCAACAAGGGCCGCGCCAAGGCAGACCGGGTGGAGATCGACCTTTCTCACGCCCACCTGTCACCCGGCGCGCTCTGCCCGGACGGCCAGTTCCGCCAGATTGTCACCATTGAAGACGCGGTGCGCGGCGGCTGTAACCTGTTCGACCTCGACCAGCTCAGCCTGGAGTACAGCCCGGACGAATTCCAGAACCTGCTGATGTGCCAGTTTGTGGACGACCTGGCGTCAGTGTTCCCGCTGGCGCTGATGCAGGCCTGCATGGTGGACAGCTGGGAAGTGTGGGACGACTTCGAACCGCTGATGATCCGCCCGTTTGGCTGGCGTCCGGTCTGGATTGGTTACGACCCGGCAAAGGGAACCCAGAACGGTGACAGCGCCGGGTGCGTGGTTATTGCGCCACCGGATGTGCCGGGCGGTAAGTTCCGCATCCTTGAACGCCACCAGTGGCGCGGCATGGACTTCCGCGCCCAGGCGAAGGCCATCGAAGAGCTGACGAAAAAATACAACGTGACTTATATCGGCATCGACTCCACCGGCGTGGGCGATGGCGTTTACAAGTCCGTTAAGCAGTTTTTCCCGGCGGCCCGCGAGTTTGTTTACAACCCGAACGTGAAAAACGCCCTGGTTCTGAAGGCATACGACATCATCAGCCACCGCCGTCTGGAATATGACGCGGGCCTGACCGATATCGCGCAGTCATTCATGGCCATCCGCCGCGCCACCACAGCCAGCGGCAATCGTCCGACCTATGAAGCCAGCCGCAGCGAGGAAGCCAGCCACGCCGATTTGGCCTGGGCGACCATGCACGCCCTGTTCAATGAACCGCTGGAAGGCACCACCGTTAACAACAGCAATATCGTGGAGATTTTTTAATGGCTTATTCTTTTACCCCCGATCAACTTAACGCCCTGAAGCAGCGAGCCACCCGGCTTTTTGGATATCAGCAACAATGGATGCGCAATCCCGCCAGGCAGCGCCACTACACCAAAATGCGCCAGTGTGGCGCTGACTTTGCTTTTTCTCTGGAAGCACTGATTGATGCTATCGAGACCGGAAGAAATCAGGTGTTTATCGGCACTACGGAGGCTTATGCAGAAGGTTCCAGCCGTTGTTATATTGTTGGTTTTGCCCGCGAGGTAGGGGTAAGAATTAAAAGTGATACAGGGAAAATCGTTTTCAGCAATGGCGCGGAGATTTGTTTTGCTGGGGAAAAAAGTCTTTTTGCCGGATTGTGCGGAAACGCATATGTGAGCGAATTCGCCTGGGCAAATCACCCCCGCACACTCTTTGCGCTGGGCAAGGCTGTCGCCGCAAATGTTCGCCACCGTCTTACCACATATACCACCCCCTCAAAGAATCAGGCGGCGTGGAAAGTCTGGAAAAACCTCAGCCCTGTCAGCAGGGGAACGGTAATTCTTTCTGACCATATGCGCGAAGACGCGCCCCTGTTCAGCCCGGAAGATATTGACGACTACCGCCGAACAATGTCAGCGGAAAATTTTGCCATGCTGTTTATGGGTAAATGGCAGCAGGAAGACCAGGAGCAGCCGGAATGAGCAAGAAAAAAACAGCCGGTCGCAGCAAAACTGACAGCATCAGCGCGGCAGAACCAATGACGCAGACTACACCCGGCGTGGAAGCGTTCAGCTTCGGTGAGCCGGTACCCGTTCTGGACCGGCGTGAGCTGATGGATTATCTGGAATGCGTTCAGGTGGACCGGTGGTATGAACCGCCCATTAGCCTAGACGGGCTGGCGCGCACGTTCCGGGCAGCCCCCCACCACAGCAGTGCAATTTACGTAAAGCGCAACATCCTGACGAGTACGTTTATCCCGCATCGCTGGCTGTCAAAGCAGGCGTTTTCCCGGTTCGCTCTGGACTTCCTGACTTTTGGTAACAGCTACCTTGAGCAGCGCGTTAACCGGCTGGGCCAGACGTTGAGCCTTGAGCCATCGCTGGCGAAATTTACCCGGCGCGGTACGGACCTTGATACCTATTGGTTTGTGCAGTACGGGTACAACAAGGATCCGTACCAGTTTGACGCGGGTCGCGGGTTTCACCTGATGGAGCCGGATTTGAACCAGGAGATTTACGGCCTGCCGGAATACCTGTCCGCCATCCCGTCAACCCTGCTTAACGAGTCGGCCACACTGTTTCGCCGTAAGTATTACCTGAACGGCTCACACGCGGGATTCATCATGTACATGAGCGACCCGGCAGCGAACCAGCAGGACGTGGATAATATCCGCGAGGCGCTGAAAAAATCGAAAGGGCCGGGCAACTTCCGCAACCTGTTTATGTACAGCCCGAACGGGAAAAAGGATGGCATTCAGATAATCCCGCTGTCGGAAGTGGCGGCAAAGGATGAGTTCCTGAATATCAAAAATATCAGCCGTGATGACATGCTGGCCGCGCACAGGGTGCCGCCTCAGCTGATGGGCATCATCCCGACCAATACCGGCGGATTTGGTGACGTAGAAAAGGCAGCAAAAGTTTTTGTGCGCAATGAGCTGATCCCGCTTCAAAAACGGATGAGCGAACTGAATGACTGGCTTGGTGAAGAGGTGATTACGTTTGAACCTTACAACCTTGACGCCGATGAAAATAATTAACCAGCCTGAACAAGACCATAACCGCCTTATCTGGCGGTTTTTTTTGGCTCAAATGGTGAGCCGAATACTCATTTAATCGGCTCAACTGTCCTAAAACGCACAGGAAGCACGCTGCGGCCTCGTTGTTTTTATCCTTCGCCTAACAGCCCTCTCGGCACCACGACGCCACAGCAGCCCGGAGGCTGTCATTTTGCCCCATTCTGGGCACCATCCCACCCCTGAAAACCCAAACCGCGCGCTCGTAGCCCCGCCACGCCTGCCCGCTTTGTGCATGGGTTTTCATGCAGGCGCATGAATAACGAAAAAGCCCGCCAGAACAGGCGGGCATTAACTAAATCGATCCTTATACGATCATGCGGATTAGTGCAGCATGAATATGCATCTACTGGCATTCAACGAGTAGATAGACCAACGGCCTCGCTTGAGTACCATTTTTTTTGGCTACAAAGGCATTGAGCTTTTTAGCCTTAGCGCTGGCTTTTACTACCTTGCAATGGACTTTGTTTACATACCCCAATCTTCCTGCAATATGCATAACCGCAACAGCATCGCTATCATGTGGGTTATCCGGCTCAGCAACAAACTCCACAGGGTCACCAACTTGAACCAATGAGAGGTCCAAGCCTTCCTGGTAGCGAGTACCTGCAACCTCTAACAGTAATTCACAACTACGTTCAAAAACTGAGGCATCGTTAATCAGGCTGAATCCATCAGCAGGGGACTTGGCACCTGTATAGCCAAGTAAGGCAAAATCAGAACCAGGAAAATCAGTAGGTAAAAGATGTTGAGACAAATACTCAGCAAAATCCTTGCGTTTCCTTGGCGGCAATCGGCGCAAAAACGGTTCAAGCACGTTATTAGTATGAACTTGCGACTTGAATTGAAACGCCGGATGTCCTTTAAAACCTCTTTCGATAGCCGCGTTGAAATCAGCAGTCTCGAAGTTGTACGTGAAGGTGTATTGATCACCCTCATTTCGATCAATATACCCTACGACATAACGAGAACCACCACCTGCAGGTTGCCATGTAAGCCACAACCGCAATGGCTCGACAATGTGATTGATAGTTCGCATGTTAGTTATTAGTTTTAACCTCATATGTCGACGTCTTAACAGTCTGATCACCCACTCGGCTCTCGCTGAAGAAAGTGCCCCTTCTCCTGCATCTATGCCCGTGAGCGCGCGTATTCTGCCGCAAAGATCATCTATATTAAAGCGTAGTCGCTCATTAATTAGTGGCAACATTGCCGGTTCATGAGTTAACGCTTGAACTGATTGCATATGCCCAAGTCTGGCCTTAGTGTCCGTTCTTGTACATCTGAGATGGTGGCACCCTTTCTGGATGTAATTATCAAGTGCTTTACAATCCCATGCCGCAATCTTATCAGGAAACCTCTCATGCCCTAAGCTAGTTCCGTTGTCGAAATACGGTGAAAGCTTGCCAGTTGAGACTATTTTTCCAGTCAAATCACGCAAGGTTTTACCCTCAGCGTCTCTATGGATAGTGAACACAAATCCCCAGTTTTCTTGGTGTCGATCACTGTTTCCAATGAGAGAGTCCAGCAAAAACATATCACAGAGCCAGCGGTTCCAATCAGTATGGATCACCCCATGGATGCTTAACGTCCTGCAAATCACTCTTAAATCTTCAACATTGTGGTGCCTGCCTGATTCATCATCGAACTCACTGTTCAAAACATGAAAAATATCAGAGGCATGGATAAAATGTTCATATTCTTTATCATAAAACCACTCCAGAAGCGCACCATACTCTTTAGAGCCTGACTCATTTATCCTCACAGCAGGGATGGCTTTTGGAATTTCTACGCCCATCGCACAGCCGACTATGTAAGCAATGGTTTCCATCCAAAATTGGTCGGGGTATGCCTCCCTAGACAGTTTGAAGAGATATGGCCAATTTGGTTTGACCCCTTCAATTTCCTGCGATGGAGACCAAAGCATTTTTTTGTCCCTTGCGCCGATAGGGAAGATACCGTGTTCATCATCCCTACGCCAATCGCTCACATCAATCAGCTGCATAGCCATTTCCTAGCCTTTAAGTGCCCGATAAGCTATAGAAACACATTCAATTTGAAAGAGTGCATCTGAAAGTGCGTTGTGGTGCACACCTTCCCGGCAAGCCAACGTAACAGGATCAATATCTTTTAAGCGTTTAGCTAAGTCCAAAATAGTCCTTACATCACGGTCATTTCTGAACCGCCAAGGCAATGAAACGTTAAAATTTTTATACGCGTGAGCCAGTATAGCATTATCAAAAGAAGAGCCATTCCCCCAAACTTTCACGTTTTCAGCATTTCCCTCACCTTTGATAAAGGCATCTAAATCTCGCAAAACACGGTCAAGGGAGGTAGCGCTTGGATCAGAGAAAATCTTACGGGCCTCATCAGACTGAGACATCCACCATGCAAGCGTGGAAGGTTCAACTTGCCCATGAGAAAGTGCTGACTTCAAGTCCACAACGCGATAGAACGTTTTTCCAACACTACCATCAGTTTCAAAAAAGACTGCTGCAATAGAAATTATCGGGGATAATACAGAAACACCTAACGTTTCCATATCTATCATAATGTTATCCATGGTGTTCCTCGCGATTAATACTTCAATGTATCAATAAATTATAAACAAATGGTATTAATGAATGCAGAATCTATGAGCTAGAGATGAACATTTCCATCACTACCGCCTCGCCTGCTCGTTGTTCAACGTTGCTAACGTCAGGATCAAGTTCTTACGCCAGCAACGTTCTTTAGTGCAACTTGCTGTCGTCTTCCCAAACAGCCTGAAGAATCGAACTAATTTTCTCCCTGTCACCTTCTACTTAGAAACCAGTGAGTTCATACCTGTTGTTGTTCCTTTCTTGATGCTGATTTTCGTGGCGGGGAAACTTTCATGAATTTTAGAGGCCAACTCAGCTTCAAAGGAATTTATCATGGTCTGGCTCATTTTTTGTTCTTTATCCAGAATGATGTTCAGTCTCATCGCTTAATCTGCCTTATAAAAAATTTCACTTTGAGCATCATGATTTTCACCGTTTGCTAAATCTGCGATAAGGCTTAATGCCAACTTCAGATCAGACGGCTTGCAGTTTGCCAACAACGAAACTTCCGCAATGAATTGCACGCAGGCCCATTTGTGCTGGGTACGGCTGACTTCTTCAACAACCATGAAATCCCTCCCGATAGGATTACTGTATAAATATACAGTAGCACGTTATGAGAAAAATTTAAAAGTGGTTGCAGTCAAAAAGTATGAACATCATTGATATATTCTTATACTGATAACCCTTTGAAATTATGACGATGCGTCAATTTCATTTAGGGCGGTCATAATCGCCAGACGCTCTGCGGCTGGAAGCGCCGCGTACTTTTCCTGCCAGCGTCTGGCCTTACGCTTAATGCGGTTTCTGTCGTTGTAATCTTTACCTGCGAAGGTATGGGTATACGCCCGACCTTCTGAAAAGTTCATCCATAGCTTTTCCGTTCTGACCCCGCCGCGCGTCATTGCCTGAAATTCACAGGTGCGCCATTCCGGCAGCATTGAGTCATAAAGTGCAGACGGATAGCCGGATAAAATGATGTTCACATAGTCCGGCAGACCCAGAAGACAGGAAAGCAAACGGCGATGGTCTTCCACCGTATACTCGTAACGATAGCGCGCATTACTGGTGCGCGTTTCCGGTAGATAGGGCGGATCGGCGTAAACCAAAACGCGACCGGCGCTGGCAAAATCAAACGCTTTCAGATAATCGACTGCGTCACGGTTTACCAGGCTCACATGTGAAAGCTGATGGGTGAAAACGAAGTTTTGTAGCGCCTCCGCATCCAGATCAATTCCCACGTTGAGTAATGCAGGCGGCTTCCGCTGCATTATCGCGCCGCCGCCGAGATGGGTTTCTATGTAGGTATCATGCGGTGGCATTTGCGCGATAATTTTCTGATAGACGCCGCTGGCGGCTTTACTTCCCAGATAGCTCATTTATTTTTCTCGTCTGCAGCATGGTTAAAAATGGCCTTACTCGATGAAATGGCCAGCACGATCAGAAATGACCATGAAGGTCTTTTGGTACCACATGGTTATTTCTGACCCTGATTTTGATAAGCCGACCGCAACCGCGTTACCCAGGTATTGACCGTTGTCGCAGTGGATTGCGGTAATTTTTCCCGCGTTCTGTAAAGTGCGCCGTCACTTCGGGCGACATAGAAAACACCGTCCAGCGCAATACGCTGACCGGCCAGCAACAGACCGACTTCTGTTTCTCCGATATCCCAGCCGATGGAGCTGGCAAATTCGCGGATTTTTTCAGCCCGTTCGCCAGGCTGGCGCAATACCGGCTGCCGTTTGCGCCGCTCGCGTTTGCGCTGCTGTTCCGCTTTAAACTCAACTGATAGCCGCGCTGCGACTGCTTTCTTTTCCTTCCGCGTCAGATTGCCGTAATCAATAGCGCAGCTGGCACCGTCAGCTATGACGGTGCTTTCCTGAAGTTTATTTTTTTCAACCGTTCGCGGCTCCCGCGTACAGTTATTGACAGAACTCCGAGGGGCGGCGCTGCCGCCTGAAAAGTCAAAATCAAAACCTGAAGCGTCATCCTGCTTACGCTTCGGCACGATTTTGTACTGTGATGTGCGGGTTAAAATCAGGGAGGTGTCGCCCTTAAACGGGCTGTAAACGCCGGAAATTCTGGACACGTCATCGCCGTAAATATTGCCGTTTTCGGTGACGTCATAACTCAGCCGGACGCGCAGACAGTCACGGGCAACAAGCGGGCCGCCCTGCGCCGTAACATACCCGGCCCAGTTCCCCTCATCCGCAGCAGTATGCGCTTCGGCAATCTCTGGATGTAAAACCAGTTCGCGATCCCGCAGCCTGCGCAGTTCCCGGTAAACCGTCACCGGTGCGCCGCCAATCTGCTGGAACTGACGAATAGCCCAGCGGGATGCCCAGGCACTGACGCGGCGCGCCATATCTTTCAGCGGCTCGCCGGTTTCCTCGTCTTTCTCATCGTCCAGGGCGTAACCGTCGATATTTTTGCTGATGTATTTGGCGATATAGCCGGTGGCACTGCCGTGTTCTTCCTCAATCGGCACGACCTTAAAACGGTTCTCTTCTGCGCCCGCTTCGCCGCCATCTTCTTTCAGGGCATATTTACGGAAAATGGCGCGCGCCTGTTCAGCATGCTCCGGGCGCATAAACAGCAACAGATGCCAGTGCGGCGTGGCGTCGTGGTGAGGCTCAACGACCCGAAAACCAAAGACACGGATACCCCTGCGTTTCCATGCGGCGCGGGTTTTTGACCACACCTTGCAGAGATAGCGCTGGGTATCACGGGGGGAAGAACCGTTGAATTTATCGTTACGGCGTCCGCTCTTTTGTGTTGAGTGATAAGCGGACGGGGCGGTCAGCGTATAGAAATCACCGGCCAGCCCTTCCAGCTTCGCCAGGTCTTCAAAGCCACGCATACGCACCATCAGCTCAGCACGCCGGATCGCCGGATTAGCGATACTGCCATTCACCTTATCCGCCAGTGACAGACGCTCGCCGGTGTCCTGTTCTTCCAGCTCCATCGCATTAAGGTATTCACGGTTGGCTTTTTTCTGTGCCTGCCATTCCTGAACACAGGGTTCACTGCTGTAGGGTGCGGATTTAGCCTGGACGTAACCGGTCACAATCATGAGGTGTTCGCGCCAGCGGGCATGCATACGGCGCAGACGGTTAAGCCACCACTGCGGCGACTGTAGGCGCGCCACACATTTCAGCGCGTCCTCGCCTTCCAGTTCTTCATTGCAGTAAGCCGTCCAGCCAGGCACGGCGGTATTCAGGTGCGATGCCAGAAATCCTATCCGGCCATAGCCGGAAAGCGTTGAAAAATGAGGATCAGCGGTGCGTTCATACTGAAAATCAACCTCGCGTATAAACTCGCTTTGCAGGATGTCAGCAAGACTATGCGCCAGGCGTTTCAGCTCTTTTTTACCGGCCCACAACAGGCGGAAAAATTCATTACGCAGCGGCATCAGGACCGCCGGTAAGATGGCGTTCGGCAGGTAACGGTCATTGACCTGGTCAATACGGGAAAGTACGTGGCGCTCAAAGGTATTTAACAGCCAGTTATCGGCGGCCTTTTTACCTTTGCTGTCCATCTTCTCCAGTTGCCGCGCGTAGAATCTGCGGACGTAATGAGGCAATGAAGCCAGACGGCGGCGCGCTGCCTTGCTGCGGTCTGGTTTTTCATCGGTTTCCGCCAGTTCCATAGCGGATAAAAACTTACGCTTACCGTCAGGCGTCAGATAACGTATCCCGCGCTCGCTGTCGTCAGCCTGATAAGCACCAACCGCTTTTCGCGGTGCGTTCCATGAGTACACATATTCGCTCATGCAAACTCCAGCGACAGCTGACGCTGCGAGGCATAACCGGCAAGCCACTCGGAACGAGCGGGCGGTAAGACCTTCTCGATGGCGTTTTTCAGAACAGCGCAACGACGTTTAAGAATGAGCGCCTTCAGTTCTTTTTCAGGAAGCCCCCTGGCAAAGTCAGCCTCACGTATAGCGCGCGTAAGCTCCGGGTACTTAACCTCAAATTTAGGCACATTACATGCGAGGTTTGTACTGTCAGCAGTGTTCAGTGGATAGCGGCCAAGAACACGTCCATCAAGCATTCGCAGGCCGTGAATTTTGGTAGTGAAACTGTGGCGGGCATAAATCGCTTCAAAAGCATCATCCATGCGGCGATGCCAGTGCGGGGTGCGGATGGTGGCAAAGACGCCGGAAGAGCCAAAGCAGACGCGCGGCCACTCATGGCACAGTTCAACCAGGCGGCTCAAAGATTCATGAAGGTGCCAGACAGGCGCGGCTTTATCGCGAAAACAACGCGGCAGCTTAGCGATAAGCGCATCATTGTCCGCCTCTCCACCTTCCACCACATCCGGAATAACAAAAAAGCTCAGCCTGGGATGGTGATAATGCGGAATAAGCCACTGATAAAACAGCTGCCAGTCGATAACAAGGCCACGCTTCCATGCCGAAAACGCGCCGTTATCTATGGCAACTTCCGAGGCATAACGTAATGATTCACTTAACTGGTCGGGTCGGGCATAAGAAACAAAAGCGCCGGAACCGCTCACCGCAATACGATGAACGGCACCGGCATCACCCCAGACAGGCGTCCCGTGGAAATGACAAACTGGTGAGAGCTGGAGACTCAAGCCCGCACCTCATGCACTGCTGTACTCTCATGCCCGTTAGCCAGATCGATCCCGAACCACGCCTTTTGAGCCGGGTAACGGGATACGGCGATAACTTCCGGCGCGGTTTTACTTTCACCGGCAGCAACACCCAGACTGCGGCGCGCCGTGATGCGGTGGCATACGAAATTGCGATAGAGGGAACGGGTTAAGGATGTGTCGCTGTTGGATACTACGACCGGGTAACCTTCTGATGAACGGCGCTCAAGAATGGAGGCCAGACGATACTGGTCATCCTCATTAAAACCATTTGTGTGATACCCGGTAAACACACCGTCGTAAGGCGGATCGCAATAAATCACGTCGCCCGGTTGCAACATGTTCAGGGTTTCGTCGAAGCTGGCACAGATAAACGTGGCGCGCTTTGCTTTTTCAGCAAAGGCACGTATTTCCGCTTCTGGGAAGTAAGGCTTTTTATAATTTCCGAACGGGACATTAAAGCCACCGCTCTGGTTATAACGGCAAAGCCCACGGTAGGAATGGCGGTTGAGGTAGAGGAAATAAACAGCACGGTGAAAAGTATTAATTTCCCGGTCATGATTAAAAGCCTCACGCACCCGGTAATAATTTTCTGCCAGTACAAAACTTTCAAACACTGCTTTTGCCCGCAGTATAAAGTTTTCACAATCCTTTGCGATGGTGCGATACAGGTTAATTAAATCGGGGTTGATATCCGCGACAAGATAATGAGGATAGTCTGTTGCCATCATCACAGCGCAGGAACCCGCGAACGGTTCAACCAGTCGCGGGCCAGTGGGAAGATGCGCTAACAGTTCCGGCATAAGGTCAGTTTTATTACCCGCCCATTTCAGGATGGTGCTCATACAGCACCGCCTTGCTTAGCCGACTCAACAACTAAATTTATCCGGGTAAGGCTGCGACGCTCGCGTAATTCCAGCGCCATCGATATTTCCTGAGTTGTAGGCTCAACACCGTCAACGTTCCCGGCTATGATTTCATCCAGTTCCGCATCGGTCAGCGGCTTAACGGCCAGTCTTTCTTTGTTCATACGGCCCCCGTGTAATGCTTACTTTTCAGCTCTGTAATTTCCTGACAGGTGACGCACAACTCCACGCCCGGTACGGCGATGCGCCGCGCTTCCGGGATGGACTCTCCGCACGATTCACACAGGAAACGGGAAACCGCAGCGCTGCGGCTGCGGGCATTGAGAATCAGGCGCTCGCGTTCTTCGTGCTCGCGCTGTTGAGCCAGATCGATAGAGTCAGCCATTAGTGCGCCTCCACCAGTTTTACGCGGCGACGGACTTCACTGTCGGCTAAATACAGATCGCCAATATCATCAGCGCCGGTGAGGCCCACGAATTCATCAACGATAAAAACGCATACCCCTTTCGCCAGGCGCTCGATAAATTTGCCGTGATAAACGCTACGGGAACCGCGCGGCGTCACGGTGACATGCTGGCCGGGTGTGAGCTGGGCGTATTCCATCAGTGGATCTCCTGGGCTTCGTTCTGGATTTTCACGGCTTCATCGCGCAGCAGTTCTGCCGCTTCTGCGTAGGTGAGCTGGCGGGAGGTGATGCGAGCGGCCAGGGTGTCCAGACGAGCGGCCATAACCTCAGCGCGGCCACGACGTTCGTCTTTGCGCGCTTCAGTCAGCAAATAGTTAAGGCCCGCATCATCAGGCCCGGTTTTGGTTTTACGTGTTTCGGTATTTCGCATTTTCATTTCTCCAGAATTTGGGCAAAAGAATGCCCGGCGGGTTTACGCCATGAATTAACTTGAACGATTAGTTGTAGCCGTAGACGCGGTGCGGTTTCTGATTCAACTGGTTAATCATTTCCGCTTTTAGTGCTTCCATAAATTCCTGGCAGCACTCCCAGTTCGGGTCAACTTTGAAAATCTCACCTGAACGGGTTTTAATTTCGAAGCCGTTATCCATATTCGGAATAACAACACCGAGAATTAAATTAAGGTCATTTTTTGAAAGAGCCATAAGCCACCCTTTTAATTAATGAATGGGCAATCCGAATAATTAAATATGCTGACGGTTTCCGCGTGGTCTTCAGCCCGTTTAATAATTCGGACTGGTCGCGGCTTGGATGCCAGCGCTTACCGTCTTTTCTCATAATCCAGCCATTGCCGTAGTGCATGGAGGGACTTTGACGAACCAGCAATGAAGCAAATGAAGGTGCGTTATCCATGACTGGCACCTCAGATCAAACCAAACGATGCGCCAACGCCGGTCATGGTATCGACCGCACTGGACATCGCCGGGCTGGATTTAAGACGCGCATCTACAGCCAGCGCGCTTAACGCAAGAAAACGCATTCCGGCGTTCGCACTTTCCACAATCGAACGGCGGGACAGGTGGGTAATACGACCATTGGTTGCCGCGTTCGCAGCGACCTGACCAACCTGCGCGGTGGCCTGCATCACGTAGATGGATAATTTTTCCCTGGCTAACTCATTTACCGGCACACAGGGCAGGCAATGAATTTGAGCAAGAAAGCCGTCAACCAGTGATGCATCCTCGGTTAAGTCAGTCAGCAACCAGATTTCTGGCGCTGTGAACTGATGGGGCTGAGTGGGGTTAAGTTTGTTGCGAAGGGTTTGCGGTTTCATCCCTGCGCGCCTGGCTAACGCAGTAACGTCATGCCGCTTAGCAAAAGCACGGCATGCATCATCAAAGTGTGGGTGGTTAGAAACTCGAAAATCAAACATGTTGCGTTCCTTTTCAACTCGCATAATTGAATTGCTTAAGCGGCAACGTATTTGCAATTGAGGCCTTGTTGTAACAAGCGACCCCGAAAAGCGACCATATTGATACGAGCTGCGCCACCATCTTTTTTACGGGGCATCAACAGAAGATCACCATCAGCAACCATCTGTTTAACAGTGCGGATACTGTATCCGTAGGTGACGGCAAACTCTTCGTAGGTCATCAGATCGGGGCCTGACGGGATTGCAATTTGAGGAGTCATAAGAGAATATCTCCGGTTAGGTGTTGTTTTGATGCATTGGCGTGCATTTTTGATTCATGGGTGAGGATATGCCGCATTATGCGGCATGTCAATCCCCATAAATGCAAGGATTACAATTGTGAGTGATACCAAAGACAGCGCGCAGGCTATCTTGACACGCATGAGAGAAGCTTATGGAGTAAGTTCTAATGTTGAGCTTTCTGAGCGAATTAAAGCACCTCGCTCTACCGTAAGTAATTGGGTTTCAAGGGATAGCGTTCCTTTTAGATACATCATGCTCTGCTCGCAGCAGACCGGGGTGGAAATTGACTGGCTTTTGAAAGGTGAGTTTGCAAATGCAAATTATGAGGGTGTTGGTGAAGGGCGGCCACATGGTGTAAAGACCCAATATTCTAAAATTTTAGAGTCAGGTGGGCAGGCACTTTTGCATAGATTGTTGATTGCTTATGGTTTTACTATGCAGAAACAGCTAGGTGATTTGCTAGGTATCTCATCTGGAACTATAAGCACATGGATTCGCCGTAATTTTTTTCCTGGCGACGTTGTAGTGGCCTGTGCTTTAGATACTGGTGTTAATCTGGAATGGTTAGCAACTGGTAACGGCGAAATGGTAAAGGCCACAAACACGGATAAAGGTCGCCATATCGATCATCTGGAATTATTTGCTGGCAAAATTATTGAAAAAGGCAATATTTTAATTGATAACGCATTAATTCCGTCGAATGCCTCCTACCCGGTTTATCTTTCAACTGCAAAAATGGCATGGATTATAGATACTGATAAGAATGAAATTGCCAGCGGTACGCTTTTGCTAAATGTAGACGGAGAGATTGATGTGTATAACGTATCCAAAATTCCAGGAAATAGAATTACAGCCTGTAACGTAAACGATGGAATTGAGTTTACCTGCGGAACGGACGATGTAACTTCAGAAGGGCGAGTAATGCTAACTTTAATATCAAGTGCTTAAAATATTTTCTTTAGATATTTAAGCTTAGAAATTTTTTGGATTTGCTTTATTAGTGAGTTGGTAAAAACTGATGGGTTTGTTTAAATAAAATTGCATAGGATATGTAATATGAATGGTTTAACAAAAACACTAGTTCTATTTGTGGCTACGCTTATTCTTTCAGGATGTAAGCTTGAATGGACTTCAGATATTTTGTTTTCAAAGCTATTTGATAAAAGCATTACCTTAATAGATTCCACATTGCTTGCAGAAGTAGCAGCTTGTAATAGCTATGAGGACTCTCGTAAACCTTCAGACTCTTTATTACGAGTTCAGGGCGCAGTAAATGACATATTCCCAGAAGCAAAATTTAACGAATGTTATACGCAACAGTTTAACTCTTATGCAAAATTCACGTTACCTATTGCCTATGGTGCGGCTGACATGCTGAAACCTGAACATCCTAAGTTACGTGTTCTATCTTTTTCAGACAAAACTGTTTTCGTTAACATCGCACCAAGCCTTGAGGATAAATTGCAGGCTTACCAAAATAATAAATTAAGCGTTACTGATTTTAAACCTTCTAACGTATCGATTGTTATTAATCTTAAAAATGATACGGGAGTAAACCAAAAAGTTAATATTTTTGGGGCTTATTTAAATAACTTTCCTTTGATTCATCAAGTTGAGATGGATTTCAAAAAGGATGAAACGTTCAACATTAGATTGTCCAACGTAACAACTGAAGCCATGTTTTTACCAGCCAAATTTAACCAACCTGCCATATTCATGAGAATTTGGGAGAAGTAAATGTCTGTTACAAAATTGCCTAATGGACAATGGCTATGTGATTTTCGTTTAGATGGAGCCGATAGTCGTCGCATCAGGAAGAAATTTGCGACAAAAGGCGAGGCCGTTGCTTTTGAGGATTTTAAAAAGAGGGAAGCGCAAGGCAAGCCCTGGAAAAGCGAGAAAGAAGACCGACGCAGGTTGAGTGAAATTATCGAACTTTGGCACAAACTACACGGTCAGGCGCTAGTAGCCAGTAAATCACGTTTGGCTAAACTGCATATTGTTTGTAATGGGCTGGGTGACCCGGTGGCTTCACAGCTAACCGCTAAAGATTGGGCGCATTATCGTGACCAGCGGCTGAGTGGAAAGATTGATAATGGATACCACAAAGACCCTGCGGACTGGGTAGCAAAACCTATCACGGTTAACCGTGAGCAACAGTATTTGATGGCTGTATTTAACGAACTCAAAAGACTTGGGGAGTGGAAGCTACCGAACCCGCTCGAAGGTGTTCGCGTTTTCAAAGAGGCCGAGAAAGAAATGTCCTGGCTGACTCCGCAACAGATCGCTAAGCTTTTTCGGGCGTGTGAACAATATGGCAAAGAAAACCTGACGACGATTGTAAAAGTATGCCTTGCGACCGGCGCCCGATGGAGTGAAGCTGAACGCCTTACCCGTTCCCAGCTGTCACCCTATAAGCTGACGTTTACAAAAACAAAAGGTAAAAAAAACCGCACCGTCCCGATCCCCAGGTGGCTTTATGATGAACTGGCAACCCGTCAGGGCAAAATGTTCAAGCCGTGCTATCAGGAGTTTAAAAAAATGCTGGCGCTGACCGACATCGAGCTAACCGAGGGACAGAAAACACACGTTCTGCGGCATACCTTCGCCTCTCACTTTATGATGAATGGTGGGAACATACTTGTTCTACAAAAAATCCTGGGCCACTCCAACATACGTGAAACTATGAAGTATGCGCATTTCGCACCTGACCATCTTGAGGAGGCCGCAGTTCTGAACCCAATTGCCGATCCGGCAGTAATGGTGTCCATATAATGCCCACAGAGCTTGCATTTGGTGGCACTGCATTGCACTAAGGATACATTTAACTCGCTGTATTTGTTGATTTTGTCTTGTATATCAATAGCGTCCGTTAAAAGCGCCTGAACTAAGATTCGCTTAAGCGACATCCAAAAAGTTAGTGCGAATACAAGGGGTTGGCGTAATGCCAGCCCCTTGTTTTTTGCTTACAAGAACCAGATCGTTGCTGTGTTAAGGATTGTTTCGCAGGGATGGCAAAATCATGGACAGGTCACTCCTCTTTTTTTACGGGTTATTCATCGTATTCATGGGCTACTATGCCTGGAAAGCCAAAAAACAACGGGTTCTCACAAGTACTCTTTGGCAACTGGCGGCGCTTAACATCATTAAAAGCCAGGGCGCGGCGGGTCTCAATATGTTACTGCACGACGAATCTAACCATCGCCTGGACTGGCAAGTGATTTATTTTCCGGAACAAAATACCTTAGAAATTGGTGCTGTTTAAAAAATATTACCTACGCAGCCTTTCAGGCCGGACGGTTTATTTTGTGCCTGACCTTCTCCTGGTGGAGGTCGATCTCAGCAGGAATGGACTTTACGCCCTTGATATGTTTGTGCGGCATAGCAAAGAAACGGCTGAGTCAGTGAGGCATTATGCGGATGCGATTAAAAGTGGAGTCAATCAGCCATGGATGCTTGTTGATGAAGATCAACAGCAAAAGCGCTAAATGGCCGAGCTCTGACAGGAACATTTTGACAAGGAACTCTATCGATGAAAGTCCGTACAT